TGTATAGCTGAGAACAATAAATTTCTTTGTTGTCGATTACGCCCTGTACGGTGGTGCAGCTAGACAACGTGAAAACAGTTAAAAAGCTAATCTTTAATAAACATTTCATCCGCCATATCCTCCAGTTTTTTACGGGCTAGTTCTTTGTCTTTATTCATTTGTACTATTTTCTTGGCTTGCGTTTCTTGCTCGTCCAAAAACTCTTTTAGCCTATCCTTGTAGCCGTCCATCATGTGGTCAGCTATTCGGTCTTTCAGGTCACCCCTGTCAGCAACTCTAGTATCTTTGCTGGGGTTTATGTAGTCCGGGCCGGTATTGCTGAAGTACAACATGTCTTGGGACTTAGAGGGGCCATAACAGAACCGTGGGATTCTAGCCACCACGTCACTACCCTGCACACAGGATATCTGGGTATCGAGCTTCATTGGGCGCTTAAACCCTTTGAAAAACACGTTTGGCTTACCGAAAGTAATCAGGTTTATATTCTCGTGCTTACCGTTCAGTTTAGCCGCAGACAACTCCGCTAACGCCCCACCAAGGCTATGACCGGTTATCAGGGTGCGCTTCTTGGGGTCTAGGTGTTTCTTAACTTCTTTCCAGACTGACTTATGGGCCATAGCAAACCCACCGTGGCACAGCCTACCCGCGTATGGCACGGGTACTACAAAAGCATCTGTTAACCAATCCCTGCCCTGCTGTGTACCCCTGAAGGCAATGACATCGATGGACTTACGTTTCGCTATATATACTGTAGTAGATGTCCACTTACTTTCGATTTTAATAGCGTCTTTGTTCTTGTCATTGTAAGCCTTCATAGCCCAGCTACAGGCCATGTTGAGCAGTACGGGGTCGAGTTTCATTTGTCTGCCTTGTTGTCCAGTCGCTTGAAGATAGCCCCAAGCATTTCTTTGATCTCGCGAATGTCTTCGCGGTAATCGTCTTTAGACACATACTGCATGGGTATCTCGCGCATCTCCGCGTCTATCCGATCTAGCAAAACAAATACACGGTTTACCATCCACCCGCCAATAAACCCGACTAGCGCAATGCCTACGTTAAAAATTACTTGGTATTCCACCGCACTACCCTTCTTTGTAATATTTCAAATCTGTCTGAAGTATTAGCACTTCTTTTTGCAATTCTACAAGTTCTTCTTCGAGTTTGCGTATATCCGGGAAGACATAGTTGTTTTGGTTACCCCTAAGACTCCGCGTCTCTTGAGCGTTAACGTCTATTCTTTCACTAATACTGGCATAACCCCAAGTAGCAACCGCTACGATAGATATGATCTGCAAAAGCCAAACTATGCTTATTGTTAGCTCTGATCTATCGTTTAGTTTTGGGGTTGCCATAGTTCATATTCTAAGTCATTGTATTACTACAGTATCGGTATCCTCAAAAAACAACATGGTGCCCTCGCACACGATATTCCAATCAGGCCCTTCCTGTTCACTGCGAGACGGGACTTCTATAATAACATGCCTAGCTAACCATTCCATATCGTCCTGCAACACGCGCCATACGTGCTCTTCGGTCCCCCTGCCCGGTTGGCCTCTGGACTTGTTGAACCTTATTCGGTACTTTAAACGCATTATTTGTAATTTAAATTAAAAGACAAAATAACTTTTGTTTCTGAAGCTTCATTAACTTGGGCTTTATGTCTAAGATAAGCTGGAAAAATAATTACATCGCCCTCCTCAACGTCAAAAGTTACTAACTCTCCTTGCCAATTGAAAGTTATAGAAGGACTGCCTGAAGGCAAAAGAGTGTAATAAACGCCAACAAACATTGAATTTCCGTGCGTATGCCAGTTATGGTAATCCCCTTGCTCATACCATTGATACCAATGATCTCCTATCTCCCACCGAGAAAATTCCATTTCTACTGCTGATTTGGCTATACACGAAGAAATAGCATCGAATGCATAAGGCCAATACGACTTTGGGTAAGACTCTCTTAAATGCCAATCACAATCTGTAAGATGTATGTCTTCGCTTTTAATACCATACTTGGGGGTAGTCTGTATCTCTTTAATAATATTATGCCTTGCGAACTCATGATTCACAGCCTTATCTTTAAATATAGACATCCTGTAAGGAAGTTTTCGCAGCGTTTTATCCATAGTAAGTTAGTTGAGGAACAAACATTAAATCTTTATGTTTTTTAGCATAATCGAGGTCTTCTGGTTTTTTTATTTTAAATTCAGTTAATTCATATTGAAGACCCAATTTACCAAACAAACGCTCCGTACTTTCAGGGGGTGGTTCTTCGCAATACCAACCTATTTTAGTTGTTCTTTTGCTGTGGAATCGCACGACTTGCTCCAAAAAATATTTAAACCCCGCTACATTATGCTCATAGGGATGTTCTGTTAAAAAGCAGTCGTCAAAAAAAACAGTATCGAATCTACCTAAAAGGTGCAGCGTATTCTGCCACGCGCCTTCTATAATATTTGTGGGGTGGAGTTGCTCATTTGCCCAAATTCTTGCCTCTTTAATAACTTCTTTAGAGCATTCAATTATCGTATGTGAGCGTATTGGAAACTTTTGTATTTGCTTAGCGGAATACCCTAAACCAAAACCTATTTCCAGAATATCCCCTGCCGGGGGAAGCATGTTTATACAATGCTCTATATATTCTTTTTCCCAAGGCAGCATAACTGGAAAGCCTTTATTGTTATAAAGACCTGAGTTTATTGAAGTTAATTTGGTGGAATAGGCCATATCGTTTCTTCGGGGAACCCTTTTTGCGTTCTTATATTGCGTAGCTTTGCCCTATATGCTTTCCATTCCGCCCGTTGAGAGTTAGTGAGCGGCGAGTCTAACAACATAGTCCAATCCGATTCTTTTAGAAGAGATTTTGCTCTATTTAATGCTTGGTCTTCTACCGATGTTTTAACAGGGTCACGGGGTAAAGGTATATCTGTCTCAAACCACCCCATATCTGAATAATAGGGGCCTAACCAAGATAAATCTCCTAATTTGTCTATAACACCATGCATACCAAAGATTGGCCCCCAATCTTCAGGAAGTTTTTCTGGCTTTCTTAGTGGTTTTCCGTCTGATAGTCTTTTTAGTTGCCACAGCATCTTCTTTTTCCTGAATTATAGTCTTTGCGCCTAACCCAGCTTGTTCCTCTGGCGGGGGTAGATATGCGCCGCTTTCTGCGTGAAGCGCAAGATCATTAGAAAACGGAGGGAAGCCGTTGCCAGAAACCATATAATCCTCTTGCTTCCAATCTCGCCAACTTGCAAAATCTTTTCGTGGTGTAATCGCTATGTGGCAGCCAATATTAGCGGCAAGTTGATGAATAAACTCCATAATTTCTACGGGTTGAAAGATGCCGTAAAGATAAGTTCCATTGTTGGCCCTCATACTTATTTCGCTACACCCGTTCCCCGCAGAACCTATAGTCAATGACTGGGCACGAGAATGGCCTGCTTTCATCTCATTCAATTGATTCTCTAATCGAAGCCGCTCTAACGTCTCTTTGTGCTTTTTTTTATCCATAACTACTGAGGATTCCAACTAACGACAACTTGCCCACCGCTAGCGACAGTAACAGGATAATTAGCCCCCGGGGTTACAGCTATGCAATTATGCGTTGTTGGGTTTGCATTGCTGCCTGAGTTACCAGCGCTCCCGGGGTTACCAAGTCCCCCCCTACCCCCACCTCCGCCGCCGGCGGTGTATTGAAAATTTCCGGTAACAGTGCCACCGCCGCCGCCACCTCCAGCCCTTTGTACACTCCCCGAAGCACCATTATTGGCGTTAGCACTGGGCCATAAAGCGCCATCGCCACCACGACCTCCACCGGGAGTACCGCCATCTTGCCCGGACCTATCTACACCCCCCGTGCCTGACCCATTATTGGAGACCCCCGCGCCACCGCCACCGCCACCGCCAATAGTATTACTACCAGACATCCCCGGCCCACCCCCGGGATTACCACCAGCAAGAGGGCCGTTATAATTACCGCATCCGACAAATTTAAAACCGCCGCCGCTTCCCGGATTTCCATTTGTACCTGCGTTACCTCCTGTACCGCCGTTTCCAGCCGAGCCGCCCGGAAAATTTTGACAAAAAACGGAGGAGGATGTACCCACGTTTCCGGGGTTTCCGGGGTTTCCGGGAGATGCACCGGTTAAATAGCCACCACCTCCGCCGATAGCTTTGGCGTCCGGGGAAGGCGAGAAACAAGGATTTACAATACGGCCTCCGGGGGCGCCACCGCCACCGTTGCCAGCATTACCCGCATTACCCGCATTACCCGCGTTCCCAGCACCCCCTGCTCCTGTAGCAGAGACAACGCTTATTCCAGTAGGAACACTAAAAGTGCCGGGGGAATTAAATGTTTCAGAACCGCCGGGGACAACACCCGCGCCCAATACACCTGCTTTACTTGCTCCTATAGGCATATGCCTTCACCTCTATTTTGGTAACCTAAAGCCAGACGTTTATCGAATTTATGTGAGCTATGTGCTCCATTATCCACTGTGTAATGCAACATAAACTGCACAACTAACATACCTGCCTTTAATTTTTCCCGCCTATGTATAACTTCACAACCCTTGTATACGACCGCATCCCCCGCGTTTAATTCGCAAGATTTCTCGCCCTTTTCATTTCGCAAATATATTTTAGAGCTTCCACCTACGGTTGCGACATTTACCGTCACGCTTATCTCGCATGCTGGGCGGTCTATGTGTGGTTTAAGCTCTTCACCTTCCTGATAAACACGAGTAAACGAATAAGACGGTACCAAAACCAACCCAGTGACCTCCTCCACTTTATGTTGCGCAGTTTCTAGTACAACCTCTAGCAAAGGGTCTGCGTAATATTCATAAATAGTTGTTTCAGAATTATTTTTCGGAACCCATTCTCCGCGCCGCATTTTATACTCAAGGTATTTTGAAATAGTGCCTATAGTTTGTCTATCTAAAAACTCTTTGCACACTATGTATTTATCTTCAATAAAGGGTTTAGTCATAGCAGAACCACCCCGTTATTATATATTTAGGTTCTCCTTTCAAAACTAAATTTCCTCGGTGAGTGTGCGTGAACGCAGCGGGAAACATGATTAGCCTATTAGCTATGGGTTCATATCTTCGCCTCTGATATAAAAACTCTGTTTCCCCTCCACAGTCTTGAGGTATTGTGTTTAGATATAAAATAAATGTCAGTATACGTTTTGATTGCTCATTCGGCCCTTGCTCAAAATGAAAAACATGGTAGCCCCCTCCCGGCGCTGTTTTTTGTATTTTCATTGTTGTACATGAAATGCTCCTTTGGGCTTTTAAAACAGAAAATGTGTCGGTGTAATGGTCATAACACTCTTGCAAGCCCCTAAAATAAATAGCTCGCGCAGGCTCACCGTTGAAGGGGCCTATCCCCTGATTATCCGTGTCAAGTAAAGTTTTAAAAAACTCTGCCCCGCCGCCCTCGATAGACATGTCTTTTTTAATGTGATCTGGCGCATCTCCGGCTCGACTCCTCGCGAGTCCGGCTTCCTCTATAAGATCAAACTGTTTTATTACATGTTCGCAATACCCTGACTCGTACACAGCGTCATAAACTATTATCTGATCGAGTTTTTCTGTTACTTTCAACTAAACGGCCTCCCTGTTACCCAGCAAACCAAACTTTGCCTACTACCTTTAGTTACTGGGGTTATTTGATGAAGCTGCCAAGAAGGGAATAAAGTTATTAATCCTCTTTTTTTCTCTATGCACATTGGCTCGGAAGAAGTAAGCAGCTCTAGCCTACCCCCTTCGTATTCGGATTCATCACTTAATTGAAGCACCAAAGAAAGTTTTCGAGATACGCTACCATTGAAATCTTGATGCCATCCATACTTTCCTTGGTTTTCTGAATTGTAATTTGTTAGTTGTAATGGTTCGCCAAAACCCGATAAAGAAAACATGTATAACTCTGCATTTAGAGAAGATACAATGTGAGATAGCCTCTCGTATACCCATTGATTTTCCGGGGAATTATGTAGCCAAGCTATTTTTGCTCTTCTCACGTCTTCATTTAAAATTCCGCCTGCAAGACCACTATCTTGAGCATTGAAAGCTTTTTCTTGCAAAATATCTAACTCTTCAGAAGCAAACGCATTATCCCACCAGCCGTAGGGTGGTAAGGTTTTAGCGTAATCTTTTAGCAAAAACTCCATTAAACACCCCGTTTCCTTTGAGATACAATAAAATGCAAAAATGTAGTTGCACTTTTTCCTTGGTTAAATTCAAATCTATGCGGAAGCCACGAGTTGGTCATTAAAATAGTGCCTGATTTTATCTTATCAAAATGAATACTTTGCGTGGCTGAAGTAATTTCTTCCTTAGGTTGTGAGTCTAAGTCCAAAGATATTTTGGCAGGGCGGGGGTCATCAAACACGGGATACGCCCCGCGATCTGGGGTATCTAAAAAATAAAACCCACACAAAGAACTTTCTCTATGTATGTGCGTTATGTGATGACCGAAAGGTTTTATAAAATGGCCCCATATAGCGCTCAAATAAAAGTCATACTCTCCTACCGAATACCCCTGATCTTGCAATACCATAAATGCCGTGTATTCTAAATATTTTTCAAAAAAACAAAGGGCCTCATCTCCCGCCATATTATTAGTTTGGTTAACTAGAAGCCCATTATCTTTATCTAAATTACTAGAATATTTGTCAAATACTCCCCTTAATTTATCTATCCATTCTGGTTTTTCTTGTTGGTAAACATATGTTGGAAAATAAACATATTTATTCATGGTTAGCTGTTAATATACGCTTCGACTTCTGTAGCAAAAGACACTACATCCCCTGCTGTAATATCTGAAGTATCCGAGGCAGTGTCTAAGCGCCTGTTTTCTAACAAAATATCACGAGCTAGACGAACTGTTTCTATGCGCGTTAATTTTCCCTGAAGACCCATTTGATTTAAGTGCCTTCTGTCTTCGATACCTGCTTGTATGTCAATTTGCGCTTGCTGTTCTGTTGTTAATGCCATGTTAATAGCCTCCTAGGCTGTCTTAAATTAAGTGGTTAGGTTTTTCATAGGTATTGTTACATACCAAGTTGTTCCGTTATCTGGAGAGAAAAAGAACCAAATATCCACTGCGTTAGCATCAGTAGTACGGCTTACTGAACCTCCCGGATATTTAAATGTTCCCCCTGCAAAGGCAACAGTGCGTGCTGCTGTGCCATCATTGGTAAGGACTAGTGTGAAAGATGTACCCCTGTTTGACGTGCTGTTAGCCGAAGCTAGTGTAAACGTGCAGTTGCCGGTCAGGGTCGCAGTAAATACGTTACCATCATCGCAGTCAATAGTTACCGCTGTTCCGGTATCGCCTAGAGCAGTTACTTCGTCAGAGAATACGCCTGAGAAGAATACACTGGAGTCCATTGAGATCACAGTATTTGCACTAGCGTTCTGTATCCCCGTAGTGATCTTAGGTGTGGTAAGCGCGGGGCTAGTTGCAAAAACCAAAGAGCCTGTTCCAGTTTCGTCTGTAACCGCAGTGGCAAGGTTAGCGCTCGAAGGCGTGCCGAGGAAGTCAGCCACACCAGAACCAAACGAAGTAATACCCGTACCGCCGTTGGCGACAGGAAGAGTGCCTGTAACTTGAGATGTGAGGTCTACGTTAGCCAGTGTCCCGCCGAGGGTTAAGCTGCCTGAGCTAGTCACTGTGCCGGTCAGGGTAATACCGTTTACTGTGCCCGTACCGCTTACGCTGGTGACGGTGCCTCCAACTTCTGTTGGGTTGGCGTTAAAAACCGCAGCGCCTGCGCCAGCACCGTCTGTGACCACCATAACCTTAGAGCCGTTGGCTACGTCTACGGTCGCCCCTGAACCCTGCTTGATGGTGATAATCTGGCTACCAGTAGTAGCGTTCTCGATCATCCACACTTTAGATACAGTGTTTGGCCCTAGCGTCACTTCTCTGGTAGCTGTAAGAGATACGGCGGAAGTAATCTTCAGGTAGAAAGAACGGCTGTCATCAGCACTGCCATCAGGCATCGTGAAAGTTTCGTTAGCATCTGCTGCTAACTGCTTTGTGCCGTAGCTAAAACCGTCAGTGATTAGCTCAAGGTTGGTGTTTGTACTCGTACCCCAAGTGCCGCTCTCGTCACCTGTGGCAATCTCTTTTAATCTTAGATTGTTTACATAAGTAGCCATCTATATCTCCAGTGACTATAACGAAGCATCGCCTGTTGCGGCGGGAACGCTGGTTGCATATATCTTGGTGCTTTGTTTCAGAGACAAAGACTGACCACAATCAGAACAAGTATCCGCCTCCAGCTCAGACTCATCAAGGTCAAACCCGCAATTTGCACAAACTATCTCTATTTCATGCTTCGGATCGATCCCACCATCTATGCTTTTAGCTTCATTCACCTTTATCATGCGGCTATCTCCGTCCAAATTGTACCCGTAGTAGGCGTTATCTCTGACCAACTGGTGCCGGGGTTGGGGACTATTTCTCCCCATATCAATACGTTTCCTACTTCTCCAACAGCCTGTACCCCAGTCGGGTACACTTTTGCCGTTCCTGTTTCTGTTGTCGATCCTAATCCAGTAGTTCCTTGAACCCCTGTAACATTAACTTCTATTACAAGGTCTACCGTGGCCGTTCCTAGCGCCGTCGTACCCTGTACGCCGGTGACATTTACTGTTGCAATACCAGTAACAGTCGGGCTTCCAAGAGCTGTTGTGCCCTGAACTCCGGTAACTGCAACATCTACCGTGGTTACTGGACCCGCTATACCTAGTTGGCCGGTGCCTTCGACTCCAGTAACCGCGACAGTAGCATCTGCTTCTACAGACGCAGTGCCTATCTGACCAGTCGCTGCATTGCCTAATACATCAATCGCGCCATCGCCATTGGCAACGACATTCCCTAACGTAGTAGTCGCCTCGACTCCTGTTACAGATACCGAAGCACCTAAACTCAGTGCCGCTGTGCCTAACGCAGTAGTTCCCTGTACGGAAATACTGCCCTCGCCAAAAGCAAAATCGCCCCATCCTGCGCGACCCCAACCGTCTAAGTAGACGATGGCATCCCAAACGGCATAGTTGGCAATACCTGTGGCGCTTACGCCTGTTACAGAGACCGTGGCGTTTGCCTGCGCCGTTGCAGTACCAAGTCCTGTAGTACCGCTGACCCCTGTTACAGATACCGTAGCTGCGCCAGAAACGGCTACGCTTCCTACCTGCCCAGTACCCAAGGGCAAAGCTGGGCTATTGTTGCCCCACTCTCCGGCACCCCAAGTGCCGTAGTTCCACCCGCCTAATGGGACAACAACGTCAGCCATTTAGCACCTTCTACGCAATACGAATTATCGCGTTACTAGCGTCCGCAGTTGGGAACACAATAGTAAAATCACCTGCGGTAGACGTTTTATCTGCACCAAAATCAAGCACAGCCACGGCCTTATTAGACTGAGTGCTGTTGTAAATCAAAGCCCCTCTGGCAGTAATAGTCGCAGTTGACCAAGTAGTGTCGTTGAAATCAGTAAAAGCTGTAGTGCCAGAGCTAGTGGGCGCTACCGCAGTCAATGCATTTCCACCCGCAGTGTAGCCTGTGCCAGACACCTCGTTAGTCACGCTGTACGCTGTAGTCGTAGCATCCAGAGTCGCAGAGCTGGTGTACAACGCAATGTACATGCTATCCGCAGTAGTCGCACCACGGGTTACTGTAGTTCCAAATGCGTGTATACCGTTAAGAAGCTCCACTTTGAAGCTTGTACACATTGCTTGAGTAATAGCCATAAGGGGCCTCTCCTATAATTTACGGATTATGTTGGCCAACTCATTTTGGCCTTGCTTTTCGAGTTCTGCACAAACAGTGGTCCTATCTGATTTGATGGCCTCTTTCATGTAGAACACTAAAACCTGTCTAATTTGTTCTTTGAATACCAGAGCCTGCGCTTTGACCTGCTCATCAGCAGTGTCACTCACAGAAATTAACTTTGCCAGAGCGCGATCTGCTAACTCTTCTGGCGTCCACCCACGATTACTGGTGGTGTGGACATCTACCTTAAAGCCATTGTCGAACGTCGTCTGAACGCCTTGGATCATGGGCCGGGACTCTCTGATTTAATAGGTATCCTAATCATGCCATCACGATATTCGTCACGACGACGGCGGCCTTGTTGCTCAATTCCCAGACCTTGGACAGCCTGCTGATAGCTGTTTTCAAAGTACTGCATCATGTCAACAGGACCTTTGGTGTAACTATACGCCTGAATAAGAGTGGCATAAAGCAATGCTTCAGGAGCCTTATTACTTATCCAAGTTGTTGTATTCGTTGGGGAAAGCTGTGCCGGTCTGTAGATATAACCCAGCTGCACTGAGTAAGTCGTGCTTGGTGTCGGCGCTATACAAAAGTTGCTTTCATCCCAAACCGAGTAATACTTTGGTACTCCGGTTTCGGTAAAATCAGGCCAATACTCTTTAATAAAAGAATTGTCCCTAAAATCCAAAAATATCTGATCTCCTGCTGCATCAGTAAATATCAGGTATCGATGCGTCAATATGTCCGATGGCATTGTCAAAAAACGATCGCCACTGGTCATAGAGGCAGTTGATTCTTTCTTAAATACATCGAGGTCAATGTCCCTAAGAATCCTGTTCTCGGCCATTGTGATGAATGTATTAATCACACTGTTAGAAAAAACATTACTGTCCACCTCAGTGTAATTTCTTATGTTTGTCACTAACTCATCGTATGTCATGGCGTCACCACGGTAACATTGCCTATTTCACCTACTCCTTCCACCGCTATCGTGGACGGGGCAGGCTGCATAGAATTTGGTATCGTCTCGAAAGGAGTGTCTCCTCCTGCGTTGTTGACAACGACAGTCAAAGGTTCAGTCCTATCTGGCCTCGGATTGGTTAGTGCTATTGCATCGCCTCTATATTGCAGAGGCTCAATCTGAGGTTCTTTTGGCTCATAGTCTTCAGGGCAGACCATAAACCCTTTCCAGTTCTTTTTTAGGTCCAGATAACGGTATCTTCTACCGCAGTAATCACACAGACCGTAGGAAAATTTGCCTGTTGCCGTAGCCATCTCAATACTCTATCTGAGGCACAAAATGGACGCTGGCAGTATCCCTGTCCTCCAGCGCGGCTTTTTGGAAATCTTCCTCATAAATTTGTTTCAAAAGTCCTACTCTGTCCGGCGCATATTTCAGAGAAAGCATGTAGGCCAGACCAGAAGCCAAACAAGGCAAAAACCTGAAGTTCACGTCACTTGTATTAGTGTAATCACCGGCATCTTGTATCCGTCGAATCCGGTAGTAAACCAAGGTATAGGCTTTGTCAGATGTCGGATACAAGTACACAGTTGGAGTAGTTGTTCTCTCGACATAAAACTGCGATGGTCTAGCCTTTGTCAGCTTATTGGGCAGGTCTAAATACTCTGACCGGCCTATCCTATCTATGCTGATGTCCTGCTGCTGGCCGTTTATCGTGTCTCGTATCACAGCAGAAAGCACGTTTACCGTATCAGCTCCCGGCGCAATTGTAGTCGTGCCGTCAGCCAGTACAGCAGTAGCCTGCTCAATGGTCCAAAGATTAAGGCCCCTGTTAGCCCAATCCGAGAATAATAAATTCAAAGAACGACGAGCTGATGACAGCTGATATCCAGCTGTCATTCTCATGCCGCAACGCTCAAACGCCTCTTCTATGAGGTCGTCGATGTTGAGATCAAATGTCGCTGTTCCAGAAGTGGCCATTACTTACACATACCGCCTTTGCGATAGCCTTTTACCATACCGCCGCCCATCATCTTTTTCTTTTTAGATGCAGAGCCACCATATTTCATGGCTTTAACACCGCGTCCCTTCAGGACGTCAGCCTTGGTCACTTTGCCGTCTCCTGTCAGATCAGGGAACTTGCCTTTTTTCTTAGCCATGCCGCCCTTGGCCATCATGACTTCAACCTTTGGGCTAGGAGAAGAAACCTTTTTGTTACGAGGTCCAGAGCCTACGCATCCACCACCTCGAGTTGCCGCACCCATTCCACGTCCAGCCATTTTGATTACCTCACTCGTCTATGACGTTTAACTTTTTTAGCAACCTTTTTAGGCTGCGCCGAAAACTGTTTACCCTTCGCAGTGTCCGCTCGCTTCTTGCGGGTGGTCGCTGCATACTCTTTGCTGCTCATAGACTTAATGGCCTTAGCAGGCAGATATCTTTCGCCTGTGGCTTTAGGTCCCTGTGTGGAGGGCTTACCGCTTTTAGTTCTCCACTTTTGCTTAGTCCAAGCTTTTAGCGATTTCTGGGGCTTTTTAAGAGCCATTAGTCTTTGTAGCCCCCGCCTTTCGCCTTGTACTGTTTAGCCAACATCTGGGCTTTACGCGCTGACCATTGACCGGGCTTACCGCCTTTTCCTCCAGCCTTTATTTGATTAAAAAGCTGTTTTCTCATAGTAGGCTTCGTGTAGTTGCCTGCTTTGTTTACAGAGGACTTACTGACTGCGCCTCCGGTAGCCTTTCGGACTACCTTCTTTTTTGCAGCCTTCTTCCTTACCATTTTTTACAACTCCAGTACCGCGCAGTGAATTTATCTTTTGCAGTATCGCAGTTATGTCTAGCTCTAAAATTAGCTCGACGAGCGGGATTGCTTTTCTTGATGGTCATGTTCGGATCACCAAACCTGACCAACTTTACTTGGTCTCCCTTCTTGGCCAGAACCGCAAACTTCTTACTGCCTCCAGAGGTTCTTTTGGGTTTGTTGTATCCCGCAAAAGTCTCACCGCGATAAGAAACACGTCCCGAAGGCGTGCGTTTTACGTTCTTGGTGCTGGCCATTACTGAGGATCACCCCCTTCAAAGAACAAAGTTACGCTGCTTACGTTGACATCATTCACGTCAATGAAGATACCCGTCTCAAACAAAACACCTGCGTCTGGAATAAACAAGTCCTGAGCGCCAGCTGCTGCTGGGGTGTTTATAGTGACCAGAGCGGTGCCCCCAGACGTTGTACCGTCCTTTAACGCGAAAGAAGAGCCTGTCGCTGTGTTGGTAAAGTAAATGCCGTACAAACGGCAACGTCCTACCACAGCTGAAGCATCTGCCGTCTTAGTGACGGATTTGATGTTACTGAAACTCATGGGTCACCCCCTTAATTAGGATGGGGTTACAGTAGCAGAACCGTCGGCAACCGCCCAATTCGATGTAGCGTCCGCGCCCAAAGCAACCATAATACGAGAGTTAGTAGTGTCTAGAACGATAGTGCCAGCTACTTTGTTTGCGGTGTTAATAGCGTCTGCTGCGTCTGCAATCGCTGTTGCTGCTACCGCATTAATTTGCACATACGCGCTTGTAGCGGCAACGCCGCCTGTTAGGTTGCCTGTTACGTTGCCTGTTACGTCGCCTGTTACAGCGCCTGTTACAGCGCCTACAAATCCGTTAGTGGATGTGACAGGGCCAGAAAAAGTGGTATTAGCCATTATAAGAACCTCACATGCGAGTTAATTTGGGGTATACCTGTCTGCATGTCGTCAGCCGGGACTGTCAGGCATACCGGATGACCCCGGTAAAACAATATCGTATAGAAAAAGAAAGGGGCCTACAAGGGAGGGGTGAACATCTTTTTTGAGTAGTTGTCGTGCAAATTGCGTACCCACCAGAAAAACATTTCTTCTGACAGGATGTTTTTCATATAGTTTACGCGCATTGCAACTAGCTGTACGTTGTCCGGTAGGTAGGGGCCATTAGGGTTTATGCGGTCTATAG